GTTCCTGAAACAGGTTTGCCGCTGTCGTGCCCTGGATATTATCGAACAGTCAGGCTGAATGATGATCATACGCTGAAAAATTGCAAGCAGATCTTGGAAAATGATGAAAGTTGTACATGTGAAAAGTGCTGGAACCGTGAGTATAGGGGGTGTGAAAATGGAAATTCAGTATAAAACCCGTGACGGAAAAGGGAAGGATTTTATTAAGATCGTGAAGATTAAAGAGTTCCCGACTGTCAAAGCAGAATTTGAATGCCCAATATGCCGCAAGCGATGCGCCGAGGGGGTCCCGATAAAGAAATGCACATCATCCAAATTTACTGATTGGCTGTATGTTGGAGATTATATTTGCCTAGAATGTTCGCGGTTGCTGAGCCTGTATTTCTACAATTATTCTGTTGAAAACGGGGTAATACATATGTTTAATGTGCGAGAAATCAAGGGAAATTTGATGCGGCCACATTCCACGCCGTTTAAGTTTATCGTTACAAAGTCAGGGAAAAAGCATCTGTTTTACAGGGCAGAAACAAATTTTTCAGACGAATCGTTTGCGGTCCAATTGGAGACAGAAACGATATTCACAAATCGGAAGCGGCTGTCCACGCTATTTGATTATGTGGAATGCATGCAAACGCTGGGTGCATCAAAATCACAAATGCTGGAGGATTCGGAGAATGAACGATAAAGCAGAATATGCAAAGGATTATTATAATTTTTATAAATCACACCATATTTGCGTGAAATGCAGACAAGAACGGGCGCTGAACGGATTAACATTGTGCTGGCGATGCCGCTTAGACCATGCAGAATCAGAAGCAACCCGATGGAGAAACAGGACAGATGAAGAGCGAGAAGAAATAAACAAAAAGCACGCTGAGCATTCGAGAAGGCTTCGAGAAGAAAGAAAAAGGGTGGGAGTGTGCGTGGTATGTGGAAAGCGAAAGCCGAAAAAAGGCAGAGTGACATGTGAAATCTGTCTTGCTAAGCGCTCACGCAAAGAAAGGGAACGGCGAATCGGAAAAGGAAGAATTCCTTGGGAGGTGCGAATTGATGGTCACCACTGCTATCGGTGTATGGACGAAAACCTTGTCCCTGGCAAAAAGTTGTGCCCTAAGTGCTACGAACAGGCGTGCACAGATTTGAAAAAGGCGCGGGGAGCACGAATTCCCGAAAACGATTTTCGCAAGGCAGCCCGCACGTTTTACGGTGAAATAGCATCTAAACAAGTTCGTGGAGTTGAAAGAAAGGATAAATTGTAATGATTGAAATTGAAAACGTTGATGTTTACGGCTGGCAAGCAGCCATAAGAGGGATGCGGAATTCGTGGGACAGTTGGGAAGATAGTGATAGTCGTTTCCACATTTGCGCTATGCCGGGGAGAACGACCTATGCTGAAATTGGGCAGAATGATCTTACGCTGACAAAAGAACTTGCTGCGGCTGGTTCTGACGAACGGAAGTTCATGCGGATGATTACGGTAACAGCAGATGTTGTTGCACCGCTGTACTGGTGGAGCGAATATGATACGTATAAGGTCGGAACTGTCAGAAATTCGTGTAGTAAAATGCATAAATTACTGCATAAACCGTTTGAAATGAGTGATTTTAGTTTTGACAAATTGATAGGTCATAAAAATAAAGTCCCCCAATTTAAACCGGATTTTGATGAAAAAGACGAAGTGTGGAAGTCGTTGAACCCATGGTATAGTGTTAGTAACTTTGGGAGAATTCGAAATGATAAACGGCATCGAATTTTATCTGGAAGTTTGCACCAAGACGGGTATATTTTTGTAACGTTATTTGGCAAACAACAACCGTTGCACAGATTAATTGCCCTTGTTTTTTGCGATGGATTTGAAGAATACAAAGTTGTAAATCACAAAGACGGAAACAAGCAGAATAATTTTGCAAATAATCTTGAATGGGTTACACAGCGAGAAAATATCGAACATTCCATGGCGAATGATTTTCAGCCGAAAGGATTGACTACATACAAAGGAAAATTCACTGCGGAACAGCGTGAAGAAATAAAGCTGCTATGGGACGAGGGAGAAAAGTCCAAGCGTGAAATTGCAAAAATGTATGGAGTATCTCACACTTGCATTTGCGATATTGTTAACGATAAATATAAATACGCCGAAAGCGTAAATATATTCGAAGAAGTAGCAAGACCGATTGTTGACACATTGAACGAATTGCGTGATAGTTATCTTCGTTGCATCGATGCGAAAAAAAAGGAAAGTATCTGGTATTCTATTTTGCAGTTGCTTCCGGAAAGTTATAACCAGCGTGCAACTGTTCAGCTGAATTATGAAGTGCTGTTAAAAATTTACCGCGCACGAAAAAATCACAAATTGGATGAATGGCGGACGTTTTGCAGCTGGATTGAAACGCTGCCGTACATGTCCGAATTTTTAGGGGGCGAATAAAATGGGGCAACAAAATTCACGCATTTGCCAGCAGTGCGGCACACAAATCATTGACGGGGGCGAAAGGCAAAAATTCTGTTGCAACTGTATGCGAATCAGGAAAAACGCCCAACAGCTACGATGCTATTACGAACAAAAATCCGCAAAACGTTTTGCAGAATTAAAAAATATGTCGTGGGATGAATTGACGGAAATGCTGTGTAAAATTCGTGATAGACAAATTGGTGAACGCACAACAAAAAAACCGGTCATAACATTTTACATACAGAATAAATTCAGCGGTAAAATTGCGGATGATGGCGAACAGTACCTGACATTTTCAACATCATCTTCCGCGATACGATGGCTAGAACATTTCGGATACAATTCCAAATGTTTTCGGATTGGAAGGATTGTGGAATGGACAAATTGAATCTGGTGGACTATAGAACAAATTTTGCAATGCTGAACAGCATCACAACCGGTACAGATGCATTCCCGTTGGATTCTGCCATAGTCCGGGAATTGAAACAGAATCTAAAAAATGCGGAATGGATTGTATCCCAGATCCGCCCTAGGCAGGTACAACGGGGCGTGCATTTGAAATACCTGTGCATTGCCCTAACGCCGCAGGAAGCATCGTGGGAACGTGTGGCATTTATGATTGGATATTCTGATGGCGGCGAATCCTTGCGGAACCGATCGTGGCGAAAGATAAACAGAATATTGAAACAATGTAAACAATCGTAAACAAACAGTAAAAAAACATTGAAAAACGATCGGGTCGATCGGGTCGATCGGACAAAAAAATCCTGATGTGCTATGATCGCATCAGACGCAAACGCTGTATAGGCTAGCGCCTATATGGCGTTTTTTATTTTGGATTGATTGGATTGGATGGTGATGAACGTTGTGCGATATTCAGCAGATGCGATTCGAAAATTAATTGAACAGGATAAACTATACAAATTTTACCGCAGCCGTGCGTGGCGGAATTTATCCCATGCAGTGATTGCTGAAAACAACAATGAATGTTTTTTCTGCAAACGTTCTGGGAAATATTCACCGGCAATCGAAACCCACCACATTATGCATGTACGGGACTATCCGGAGCTAGCATATTCCAGATTCTATCACGGAACAGATGGCAGGGATCACATCAATCTGGTTCCTGTCTGTCATGATTGTCACATGCAGCAACACGGAAAAAAATTTGGTGGTCGGAAAAAATTTTTCACTGCTGAGCGCTGGTAATACCCCCGGTTAAAAAAATAAAAAATTTTTAAGGGGCTGAGCACTCGGGAGGTTGATGGACATTTCAGAGACAGGAACGTCCCACGAAAAAATTTGAGCACCAACAGAAAGAAATGGGGTGAAAAAGATGGATATTTTCAAAAATCAAATTGTAAAAACGGAAAAGAAAAGATTTGTTTTCAACATTGTGCGAGAATCCCAGCAAATTGAAACACTGGTTCAGGGTTTGCCGGAAAATGAAGTTTATAAAATGATTTCATGCGGCGGATTCAGTTCCATTGGATTTATAAAATTCATCGCAGATCGAACAAAAATCAAAGAAATGACCGTTTCCACGCTGCGAGTTGGGCGAAAGCATTTGATCGTGCTGAATAATCTGCACAAACATGGCAAAATTGAAAAAATCAATTTTATTGTGGGTTCCATCATGAAAAATGATAGCGACACCGGAAAAAAATACGGCTATTTCAATTCGCTGGAAAATGTTTGTGCTGCTAACGGCTGGAACATTGTTGTAATGAATAATCACAGCAAAATCCTGCTGTTTGATACGGAAAACGGAAAATTTGTAATTGAAACATCATCGAATTTAAACGAAAATCCAAACATGGAACAATTCAGTTTTGAAAAAAATCCGGATTTGTACGATGCGTACATCAATGCGTTCCGATACGTTTTAGGGGGTGCTACGGAATGACTGCAAATTCATTAAAAAAATCAATTATGGGGCAGCTGCAAGCCCGTGGCGCTGATATTCCTGTATTCGTGGAAATTGTTGACCGATATATTTCGTTCTGGAAAACAGCGCAGGCGCTGCAAAAAGATATTGATGATCGTGGTGTGATGATTTCTGAAATGAATTCCGTTGGAGCCGAAGTCATGAAACCGAATCCGTCTATCAAAGAATTGCAGAACACGAACAAACAAATGCTGTCAATCCAAAAAAGTTTAGATCTGGATCCGAACAAGATTGCCAGCCTGGAGAAAGACGAGCTGTAATGTGCTGTGGAAAAATTAACGTTAAAGAATTTGCCGCCGGAGATATCCGACTACATGCAAGAAGTCCGACACGGTGCACATTTATCCTGCATTTATCAGCATCAGTTGTGTGATTTTGTTGAATCGGTTATCAAATCGGAAGAATTGTACATTGATTTTGACCAGCTGAAAACCTACATGTCATATCAAAAATATTTTCCATTCCGTTTATTTCCGTGGGAAAAATTTTGCTTTACGCTGCATAATTGCGTGTATGACGTGGACGGTGATCCACGATTCCCGAAATTGGTTGCAATTGTCGGGCGTGGAGCTGGAAAAAACGGCTATTTGTCGTTTGAAAATTTCTGTCTGCTGACTGATACAAACGGAATCAAAGAATACAACATCTACACGTTTGCAAACAGCGAAGATCAGTCCGCTACATCGTTCAATGAAATAAAAAACGTTTTGGACGACAACGAACCAAAAATGAAACGGCATTTCAGGTGGAATAACGAAAAAATTATAAACACGGATACCAATTCATTTTACGTGTTCCAGACATCCAACCCGAAAACAAAAGACGGTCAGCGCCCCGGTAAGATTGATTTTGACGAAATCCACGCCTATGAAAACTATGATTTGATCACAGTTGGACGGACGGGATTAGGAAAAGTCCGGAATCCACGGGAAACCATCATTTCCACGAACGGAAAAGTCAGAGGCGGTCCGTTTGACGAAGAACTGGCGAAAGGTAAAAAGACCATGGCTGGCGAACGTGGTGACAACGGAACTCTATATTTCATCTGCCAGCTGGACGATGAAAACGAAGTTGACAAAGAAGAATGCTGGTACAAAGCAAACCCGTCCCTGCAATATCGGAAAGACCTGCTGAAAACAATCCGCCGTGAATACGTAGAATATGCGGAAAATCCGGCGGCAAATACAGCATTTCCAGAACGGCGGATGAACATGCCGCCAAAAATTATGGAAAATGCAGTGACATCGTGGGAAAACATCGTTGCATGCAGCCGACCAATCCCGGAAGAAAAGCTGCATGGAATGCCCTGCGTTGCCGGAATTGACCTGATGGAAACAACGGATTTCCTAGGTGCTGGGCTGCTGTACCGCATAGATGGGATTGATTATTGGATTTGCCACACGTGGGTATGCGCAAAATCAAAGGATTTGCCAAGAATCAAAGCGCCGCTGCAAAAGTGGGCAAGCCAAGGAAAGCTGACATTTGTAAATGATGTTGCGATTTCCCCGGATGTCCCCGTTTTGTGGCTGAAAAATGAAGCCGCAAAGCGTGGCAGCACCATCCTGATGTGGGGTGCTGATAAATATCGATACGGCGTGATTAAAAAATCATTGCAGGAATTGGCGTGCGTGGATGAAACGTGCAAAAATCTGTTATTGGTTCGCCCGTCCAATGAAATGGTGCGCGTTCCAATTCTGACGGATAAATTTGTGCGTCATTCCATCTGTTGGGGAAAAGAAAATGAACCCATGCATTGGATGACGAACAATTCAAAAACAATTGTTTCCGGTTCCGGAAATATCACATATGGAAAAATCGAACCAAAATCCAGAAAAACTGATACGTTCAAAGCGTTTGTGGCTGCTGAATGTGCCAGCGATTGCCTGGATGTGCCTGCAATTTCCATTGAAGCTGATACGTTTGAACCGATGATTTTTTAACGCTGAAAGGGGGTGATTTGCATTATACTGGCTGATTTTTTCCACAA